TCGAGGTCAAAAAACAAGAAAATAGCTATGCAATCCCTAATCTATTTCACCCCCTCGCCGTAACGCCGCCTGACTCCAGTATCCGATTGCTAGCTCTTTGCTTAGTTGAGTAAAGAGCTACATGTGGTAAGCAGCAGTTATTGAAGCTATCTTCTTGTGGCTCATTAGAAAGCCCTTTGGCCTGAACAATCAGATTGGCTATTACATTAACGCCATCATTTTGTGGCTTGCGCTGAATGGTTAATACTTTGCGCGGTTCGGTCTCCAATCCGAATGCCTCATCGATGATATTTTCAAGCGCTTTTACTTCAGACTGGCGAATGTGTTCTTCTAAACGGTGATGAGTCACTAGATCGCCACGTTCCAGATAGCGGCACATTTTGGAACTCAACCGACCGCCTTTAGGTAGAATAGTGATACTTTCCATTTGGTTACCCTCAATTAGTAAGTTTTGGGGCGTAGTTAATGAACTGAGAGACTGTTTGCAATTTGCGCGTAGCTAAAAGATATGCGCAAACTTTACAGTGACTCTGTGTCTATCCTTAGACTCTGCTAACCACGCCCCAAAAATCACTTTGGGTAGGGACTCCCCACACGGGCGGGGCATTCATTGTAGGTACTGCTTTAACTTGATATCGAATCATCCAGTTCTTCTTACGCCACTGGCGGCTACTTCGTGGGCGTCCTGCCTGTTCGATGGTTAAAGTATACATGTTGTATACCTAAAAACAACTACAAATCGTATACCTTGTTGGTATTTAAAATTTACTTATTGATTTATAAGGATATAAATTTTTGTTTGGGTTGGATGTTGTGATTGCAGTCACTAATCGACCAAAGAAATGATATAGACAGGTACAAAAAAGCCCTCGTGGGGAGGGCTGGGGGGCTTTACGGCTTCCTCATGTAGAGGTTTAGCAAAAACATAATGACTGGCATTGCTATTGAAAATAGCAGTATGGTCAAAAACCATATCTTAAGGCCGCTGATTTTTGTTTCTACTTTTGAAACTTTCAATTCCACTTGTTCTTCGGTTGGCCTTTTGGAAACTTTGCTATCAATCTCTGCCACTTGATCAGAATTTGCTTTCTTTTCTATGGATGAAGATATGTCACCCATCTTCTGTAGTATCAAAGCAACGTCGGTCTTTATTGTACCAACATAGCTTGTAACTGCTTTTAAATCAGACTTCATATCGTTCATGGTAGTTTTGATATGTTCAACATCTGATTCAAGTTTTGCTACTCGTGATTCCATACCTCCACCTCCCCCATCATTTCCAGTATTATCATAATAGCTGGATTTTTTGTCAACTCTCGATATATATTTGGGATGAATGGATATTTTCTTTATATTATTCATTTCATTAGTTGCGCCATTAGTAGATTGAATTCATTTAGATATTACTATGACTTCAAAAAACGAAGACATTTTATCAAGGACAATATCCCCGCTTTCACCACTTTTACACAACAATATTTTTAGCTCATAGATTCCATTTTCAGGCTCTGCTATGATGGCTACTTGATCGGTAGTTGTTGCCGATATTCTTTCATTTTCAACAATATTGCTCTCACTTTCAAAAACAAATCCAGCGTCAGCATTAGGAGAACAAAAAACGCTTTTTCCATCTTTATATACAAAAACTTTATATATATATCTTAAGTTTTTTATTAACCCAACAAATCCTATAGTGACTCCAAAATTAAATTCAAAATCTAAAAAATCTATATCGTTAGGCACCATTCTTATAATGATTGGCGTTGCTATATCTTCATGATTTTTAGGTATTGTTGAAGAAAAAGAGAATGCTATTTTTTCTTTTATTTCCATCTTTCACCTGCTTGAATTTAATGTTGCTAACTAGTTATAATCCTTACTAATCCCCCCTCTCCTGCGCCTATCATAATAAAGTGTCATATGATCATGCCATTTTGAGGTGATTGTAACGAGTGAGGCTTAGTGTTTGATACATCCTACATACTCTTGCCAACAATGTATTTGGATTTAGCAGGAGGCCGCACCTCACGGCCTCTATTAAAATTTATGACGCAGTTAACATTTCGTTTAGTTACAGTTTATTTTTGTAACAGATTTTGTTAATTTGCTTTAATGCCTCTCTTTGCCAGCATTTCAGCAAAAATCGCATTAAAATGAGTTGATCTTGCTTTCATTTCACGTAAAAACCGCTCTGCTTCTTCGGAAGGCAGGCTGTCAAATAGTTCCAATAACTTAGCTTGTTCTTTGGTTAATGTGGGCTGTGGCTTGCTATTTAAATCATTTAGTGGTTGCTGATCTACAGTTGAAATAGTGCCATCTGAATTCAGAATAACTCGATTAATCCCTATAAAGCCTAATATTGCCGCGATTTCTTTCAGCGACGGTTCCCTTCTTCCGTTCAGCCAATGGCCTACCGCACCCCTTGTTACTCCGAGATGTTCAGCTAATTTATCGTATGTAATGCCAACGACCTTCATTTGGTCTTTGGCCATATCAAACCAAGTCATGTTCATATTTGAATTATACGATCCGTATACAATATTTTGGACTCACAGTTGGTATACTCTTGTTGATGTTTTGAATACAATGTGTATACTTTGAGTCTGAAAAGGAGGTTCGCATGAACAAACTACGTTTATACCGTGAACAGTTTGGATTAACTCAATCAGAGTTAGCTGTTCACGTAGGATGCACAAGAGGTGCTATATGCCATTATGAAACTGGTCGCAGAAAAATAGATCTCACATTATGCCGCAAATTTGTCGAGATTTTTAATAGCAACGGCGCGAATGTTTCTCTTGATGACATATTTCCACCCAAGGCAGCCTAACCACCCGCTTTTTACAATGAATGCTCCGCCCTTGTGGAGAGTCCCTATCAATCAACCCCCTTGTTGGTAGGCTAAATCAACTGAACCTCTTAAAGAGGGGCAGTTAAAGCTGACCCGAAATTATCAGGGTAGCCTGATCTCCTATTTAAATCACCATCATCTATCTCAGGATAGACGATATCTATCGTTTATTAATTAAACAAAACTTAACTATAGGAACTGTAGCAGATGGAAGTCGCAAAAGTTGTCAAAAATACTCGCAATACGCGTAAAGCTCAGATGCTTGAGAGTCATTTCCACAAGAAAGTATTTGAGTTTGGAAATAATGGCCTGGCAAGTGAAATGGGGATTCATCCATCCGTATTAAGCCGCGATAAAAACCGGATAGCGAAATTAGCCAGTAGATTGATCGTGGAGCTGGGCTTGCCTGAATGGGCGCTTGAGTCATCTGAATCTGATAGCAAACCCATAGTAGTCATCGAGGGCGAACACGCTGAACGATTGATTCAGGCTCTGGAATGTAAGGGAAAGATAAAAAGAAAAACCCCAGTTGCTCTAACAACTGAGGTCTTAGAAATGCAACTTGAGATGGGAATTTAGCGGTTCCCGAACAACATTTCAACGAGGTTAATTATACATGAAAACGAAATTTAATGATAGGGAGGTCGTATGAATACAGCGGAGGTTTTTGATTTCAATACGGCTAAAAAAATCAGGAGCAACAGGGTGGAAAACCAGAAATTAGGTTTCATCCCGTTGTACAGGAGCATCAGAAATAAGTCATGGGCTAAAGATGTCTTTCTCCGTACTCTCTGGGAGAACTTGTTATTTGAAGCCCAGAAAGGTGATTACGTAGCGAATTTCAAAGGTAACATCTGGCACTTAAAGGCTGGTCAGTTGGTCACTACTCCTGCTGACCTCGGGCTAAACCTGTGCGATAGGAACAATAAACCAACCAGTAGAGATGCGGTAAATAGAATGCTGGCTGTCTTTGTTCGTGAGGGAATGATAACTATCGAAGGAGAGAAGCATAAAGGCACTGTGATCACTATCACAAATTACAATGATTATGCTCAAAAAACAGACAATTTACCCGCACATAAAGCCGCACATGAAGGCGCACATGGCGAGACCAGTAATGACGCGGCCTCAGACACTATACCCGCACATGGAGGCGCACATAACGCCGCACATCATGAACAAGAAGATATATTAAATACTAACGTATTTAATGATCGTCCCGGAAAAAAATCGGAGGGGTTGCAGAGGTTTTTAAAACGACATCCCGATGCTCATGTTTACACATCATCGGGTAAATCATGGGGCACTGAGGACGATTTGAAAGCAGCGCAATGGATTTACTCACTGGTGACAGTTGTTGATCCCACAGCACCAGAACCTAACTGGCCTGAATGGGCTAACGACATCAGACTGATGCGCCAGCAGGATAACCGCACTCATTATGAAATTTGTTCGCTGTTCAAGTGGGCGAACAAGGATAATTTCTGGCATACCAATATTCTCTCTCCAGCAAAACTCCGCAAGCAATGGCAAACCTTGGTTCTCCAGAAATCACAGAAAGAGAAACAGCCGACCACCGGACACGCTGGAATTGATTTCAACAACACTGATTGGGCAGATGGGGTAACGATATGAGAAACATCGCTACAGCCATACAGAATCGTGATGGCAGAGCATTGCAGGCCATGTCTGAGCAGCCAAAGCAACAGCAAGGTGCGCAGATCACTCAGCAGATTGCAGCAGTATTCAATGAATTATTTCGCCAGTTGAAAGGCGCGTTCCCTGCACTAATGGCCAGCATCAAAACACAGGAAGATTTTGACGAACTGCGACGTCAATGGGTGCTGGCGTTTGCCGAAAACGGGATCAGGACAATCGAGCAGGTCAATACTGGAATGAAAATTGCCAGACGACAGGAAACGCCGTTTCTGCCATCACCCGGTCAATTCATCCAGTGGTGCCATCAGGGTGAAGCGGTCGCTATTGGATTGCCAACCGAAGACGAGCTGTACGGCATGTTTCGTGATTACTGCGCTCGTCGTGGCTGGGGAGATTACCAGTGGCAATCGAATGCCTGTTATTGGATGGTGACAAAAATTTACTCTGAAATGATTTATCAGAACTTAACGGATTCAGAGGTGAAAAAACTGTGTAGCCGTGAGTTGAAGGCAATGGCGAAGCGGATTCAGGCAGGGGAAAATATACCGGAACCGAAAGTGCAACTCGTCGAATTACACCGACCAACCAGTCAGGAACGCGCCCTAAATCATCTGGCTGAAATCAGGCGTAAATTCAATTTAAAATCCCACAAACAGGATCACTGATATGGCAATTATTTTTCACAAAGATACCTATTGGTTTCAAGCCCCCAATATAGAGCAGCAACAGCACCTACTGGCCAGCAAAAACAAGATGTTTTGCTTTGCCGATGAGTGCCATTTAGACCGTAAAATCAGGAAGTGCTACCCCAGAGGGCGGGCGTATAGCAAACTGGAGAGTTTGGAATACAGGGCCAGTAAATATAATTCGAGTGATTATCCGGCCGAGAAGTTACGGGCATTGGCTTAACCCCACAAGAAGGACTTTTGAGATGAAAACAAAGCAGACAGCAATGGAGTTAGTTTCCTATGAAAAGGATGACGACAAGAAAGTTAAGAAATACAAGCTACACCACTACAACGAAGAGACCCGCCTAGAACAAACTCTCACAGTCACAAAGAAAATGCTGCATAGAGGCTGGGAAATCGATATCGAAATGAATGACTTCCCACGCGTCGACGATGAACTTGAATCATTGCTGAAATATGGAGATTGGCTTGAACGTTTAGGCATTGCTATTCGTCGTGAAGCCAAGAAAGCAATTAAGCGAGGTGTTGAATGAAAATCAAAACGAGTGAGCTGACAGGCCGGGCGTTGGACTGGGCTGTGGCGTTGGCGATCGGAGCTAAGCCTGTTAATGATGCT